CAGCTAACTCACATAAGACTTGTAAGACATTAAGTAATATGTTTACTTTGTGTTTGATATCCATAATTCTTAACTGATATTCTCGCTAAATCTGCAACCTACCTTCTCAAACTTTTTCATCATCCTGTCAAACTTCTCACCATCTTCTAAACAATTTTCGGCATCTGTCATGCATTCTTGTAGAAATTTATTACCGAGAAATTTACTTACGACATTCAATTGTTTTGTTATGTCCTTGTCCATTTTGGCAAAAGCTTTCTCATCTCCAGACTGTTTAAGTTGAACTGATTTCATCAATGCAACAGTCATAGATGTTTTGACTTGTGATAGTTTCATGTTTTTTGATGTTGGTTTGTAATAAGTATGATAGCA